TTCAATTCCCATTCTTTCCACCAGAAACTTCAGGTCTTCACCGGCTGTCATCTGGCCAGTGTTTTCTGTGTGAACGTAGAGAAGTGCCTGACTGTCCACATCGTTCAGGAACATCTTGAACGCTTCGAATGCTGCACCGAAGTTCTTCCTTGATGGTTGTGACATGTTCGCTGAATTCATCATGATGAAGTATCTGCCCTGAAGCGTCTTGATTCCGCGGTCATCCAGTTCAGGTCGCATGTACTCTTCGATTGATTTCCGTGAGTCAGCACGATCCTGCTTGTAGTAATCGTTTTTCGTGTCAATGACAAGCGGGACGTAGTACAGATTCGTGTACCCTTCGTCTTTCATCATGTCCATTCCGAAACGTGACATTCCGATGTTCAGCTTTGCAGAATCACACGGGTCTTCCAGTTTGTGCATGAGGGGCTGTGAATCTATCACCTGCCATGCACACCAGGGAAGCTTCTTGAATTTCTTGCAGTCGATCCCGAAGGTGTCCATCATGGAAAAAACTATTTCCCTGTCATTGTGGTTGAAGTGAGCCTTGATGTAATCATTTCCTATAGCTTTCCTGCAACCACCTGATAAAGTGATTATTTCGTTTTCATCCCTGTAGTTTGGCATGTTGCTTAACACTGATGAAATCATAATGTCATGCCCTTCTTCTTTCAGCTTTCGCGTAAACAGCTTCGTCTGTACTCCGTAGCCCGTGTTATATCTTGCCGGTACACTGTGCCATAATATTTTCATCAACCCGTTCCTTTCGTTTGCTCTATCAAAACTATTGCATTTAATCCCTTTTGTCAATTTGGGAAAACTTTAACTCACTATACTCGTTAGCTATCCGATATTCCTTCAGAACAACCGGAGGTTCACACCGAATCTCTACCATTGCAGACTGAACAGCCCAATCACCCACAGCCTCAGTTACAGATTTTCCCCGACCACATACAGGCGAACCCGAAGCACCCGCGCGGCAACATTCAAATTGCCCCGCCTTATCTTGAGTTACTAGTAGTTTGAACATTTAATTTCCTTTCGTTTCTTAAATGCGCTTCTCATTTCATAAGCCATTGCAGCAACAAGTCCCAGAAATATGAGATTGAGAAATGTTACTATCCAATATTCAAGATCAGTCAACCTTCTTCTCCCATCACCATGAAAGCGTCCCACGGTATCGGTTTGTAAAAACCCGGACTTTCAGCAGGTCGCTTCATTGTAAGAATCTTTATATGCACCATGTCAAGCGGCGGGAATCCATCAGGCTTCATTTTCTTCGGAACCTTCGCAAGCTTCAACTCGGCTTCGAATCCCGTCAATACAAGATTGTATCTCTTGTCATAGGAATTCATGCAACCCCTGAACCATTTCCTGAATGCAGCAAACTCATGAAGGGGGATCACCTTCTTGAACGGGTTTGACTTTTTCGCTTTCTTCACTTTCTTCTTTGCTGTCATTTTCTTTTCTCCTGGTTATAGGTTCTCAAAATCATCAATCAAGATAGGGCGTAGTCCACACCTGCAATTCGGGTGAAGCGGGGGACCCTGTACAGAACCATACCCGAAGGGAAGACTGATGTCTTTTCCCTTGAAGTCCACAGTCAGTTCGTCACCTTGTGCAAAGTACGGAATTCCCAGATCAACAATCATTCCATTCATCTCGTCACAGAACGGACAGGAATCATTGTTCGCATCCCATTCTTTCCCCGTGACAATACCTGACTCCCGCCATGCAATACGTTCACCGTCTACATTCACGCGTTTCATTTCTGTACGTGCTATCCGCTTTGCCCTCCAGTTTTCACCGTCCTTGAATCCGAACACAGCCTGAACCCGCTTCGTCAAAGTATCAAGGTCTTCACCCAGTGCAGCACCATCAAGCAAAGTCTTTCTGAGTTTGTTTGCTGTACTCTTCCCTGTAGCGTTTGCAAACTGATATGTTCCTTCCCTGATAGCGAGTTGCACCTGTGGACGGTCAATGAAATCTGTCAGTTGAATTCCTAACTTGTCACCGGCCAGGACACCAGACGCTTCAGCTTCAATCGAGAACGCACCATTCGTCAGTTTGAATATTTCATCAGCCCATGTGTCAGAGTCCACCCATGCAAAGTCCATCGTGTTCACCACGTCCAGATCAAGGGCCAGGTTGAACTGAAGCTGAAAGACATCAGTCATAGCCACAGCCACTTCATCTTCAAGACCAGACAAGGGGGGATTTGCCCCCCCTGTCCTGTCCAGGTCTGATTTAGCCATGTTGGTAGCTATGCAGCAAGAATCTTTTGTTTTCACGGATAATCCCCTACAAGTACACCCACACCCTTCAGGTCTTCGTGGATCGTTTCACCATTGATAACGGTTTGCCCCGCTGAACCAGTTGGAACGCTACTATGTGTCCTCTTTGCTTTTAGCGTTTTGGTGGGAACATTTGGCGGCTCTACCAGAACAGCCGGGGCTTCACCGAATAATTCATCTGCTTTCTCTTCTTCAGACGGTTCCATTCCCCGTCCTATCCGAATCTCATTTACTGTCCTGATGTTGTTCTGCCGGTCATCTACATCCATCTTCAGTAAAAATTCTTTCTCTTCCTGTGCTACCTTGTCAAACATGCAGAACAAACGTTCTGATCCATCGTACATCGGAAGAAGGGTCTGATTGATCTTCTGTGCTATCCGCGTCATGGATGGATCAAGTTCAAACTTGGCCCACACGAAGATTGCACTTTCAGCATTCGCCCTGTTTGGATTCTCTGTGTACAGGGCCAGTGACTGACCAAAAGCGTTGACAATCTCTTCCCGTCTGATCTCTCTTCCCTTCGGGCTGATGATCTCTTTTGGTTTCATTGAAATCGGAGTCACATCAAAAGCACCGTCAGCGATCCCTGCCACGTTTGATCTGTCCAGTGCTGCATTGTTCAGCATACGGTTCCAGTCAGTTGTCAGTTCCCTTCGATGCTTCCTGTCAATGAACCCTGTCAGATACTTGATGATCAACTGTGGAATGGGATTCCTTGCTGTCCCTGACTCATAGTGTTCAATGTCATTGAATCCTGTGATTGCCCTGAACGCACCTTCAACGGGACCATAGCCATAGAACTTGTCTTTCAAACTGGGTCTTCGGAAGTGGATGATACTTTCAGGATCGATGTCTACCTTCTTCCCCTTGATCCCGTACTTGTACGCTTTGATGAACTTCTTTTTGTCAGGAACTATCGTGACCAGGTTAGACGGTAACAGCCACAACTGGACAGGGATGTTCTTCATAAGTCCTGTCCCGGTGACAACGTACCAGTAAGCGTTCCCCGTGTCATCAAGCCACAGTGAAGTCTCTTCCATGAATTCAAACCCTTCACGGAACGGGTTGACATCACGCATAAGTTCAAGAAAGGGATGTTCCACGATTTCCACTATCTCTTCAGACATGGTTACACTCATTGCTTTCTGGATACGGGCTTCAAGCTTGACTATGCTTTGTTCTGTTTTGGATAGCTTCAGGAACCGCGCTATCTTCGGAAGTTGCTCAGACTCTTGCCTAGTAGCGAATAGACGAAGCGGTGTGCTTGCTATGGCAGCAGCGTTCTTCGACATTGCCACATAAGGCCATGACCTGTAGTTCTCCACAGCCACGTCGTAATCGAAATCAGGTGCTTTCCCCTGTGAATCATAAAGACCGAATGAAGGTGTAGCCGGCCCCGCTATATTCGGGAGTGCTTTCCGTAACCAGTTAGGTAGTCTCATGCAATGTTCTCCTGTAGCTTGTCAAAAGCTTCTTTGTAGTTGACCCGTCCCGAATCCCATTCATGTTCCTTGATCCATTCAACCCGTTCTGGAAAATGTTCTTTCATCCACTCCATGAACCTGTCAATGACCAGTATGGACATGGAGTGTGCAGCAATGTCCTTGCTGAGAAGATGGTGTGATGGACAGAGTATCAGGATGTTCTGTGGTGTCATCAGATGGAACACACAGCGTCCTTTGGGAATCAGGTGGTGTCCGTGTGTCTTCTTTGTGTTCGTGATTCCGTGTGTGGTACAGACCTGACAGGGCAGTCCACGGTAACGGGCCATGAAAAGTTCTTCAGCCTGATTGCGCCAGTAGGAAGAATATTCGTTCTTCTTAGCACGTTCAAGCTTGCTGATCTTCTTTTTCTTTTTTGCTGTCATTGGTTTGGTCTATTGGTTAATCCGCATATTCGCCACACCGAAACAAAACCCTTTCAGTATCTGATCTCAGGTAAAGAGGATGTTTTGGGTGTCCGGCTTTTGTTGTTCCGAGACAGTCAATCTCATAGTAATTGAGTAGTCTTAAAACTTCTTTATCTCTACCCCTATGATTGCCATGAGTTCCCCACGCCGCAACAATTATCTCGGACGCTTTCGATTCGATTTTTAGCCACTCGTCATTCTGATTGCCTACTGGTTCTAATGCTTTCTTCATGACTGCTGGCTCTGTTGCTCGGAGCGCAAACAGATTTATCATATAGATTCCACCATACCCCCAATCTTCTGCGAACCGCTTGCAT